TGGTATTCCTCAGGGTTTACGTTCGGGTATTTCTAAAGTTGGTGGAAGAAAATTTGGTACTGCGTTGCTGCGTGCGGCGGGCAGTCAAGGTGATTTGAAAGTAAAGATCAGAGACTCTGATGACGCTATTTTTCGTCAGCGGGGTAAGCGTGCAATTCATGCTGTTGCTCGTGGCGATTCTATGGGGAAACGTACTCGTGCAAACATGATGAAGTTTGCTGCACCATATTTGAAACAGGTTTCTGATACTGGTGCTGATGTTTCTGACGTTTATTACGCTATAGGCGGGGACGCTGATGCGCTTGCAAAGTTAGTTGAGTTTGAAGAAGCTGCTGGTTTAGCGGCAGGTACTTTAGCTAAAGAAGGCAAAGAGCTTTTTGATGGGCTTCGCAATATTGCTAACGATTCTGGGATGCGTAATTGGTTAGGCGAAGTAGATGATTATGTTCCTCGTCAGCTTGACGATGACATACGTAAAGCGTTGTTTGAGAACGATGATGCTCTTATCAAATATAAGAAGAATAGAGCTAATCGGAGTCGTGGAAAGTATTCGCCTACAATCGACCAGTCTCGTAAGTATGTAGCACGAGAATCTAAAGAATGGCAGGATGCCGTTGCGAAGCGTGCCGCTGACGATGGGATAAGCCCTGAAAGGGCGGCGGCTCGCTTACGTCAAGAAGGTAATATTACTGACAGTTTCTTTGGCGAAACTTTGCATGAAGCTGGTTTTGATCTGGGTGATGGTGCTGTTGCGGGAAGTGTTGAAAAACAGATAGCGGATCAGCTTCAACGTACTGGTGCTGATTATTCGTTGTTTGTTGATGATATTGACAAAGCTGTTCAGGGTTGGATTCGGCAAGTGTCGGGTCGTACTGGCGAAATATATGCTGAGTCTTTGTTGATGCAAGAAGGCATTCTTATTGATCGAATGGCCGAGTTTGCGTTTATGCCTTCTAGTGAGGCTGTGCGGCTTGGTCGTTCGTTTAGGGCAGCACAAAATCGGTTGGCTGGTGCTACAACTAATTTGGAAGAGGCTTTGCGTGCGCAACGTAACCAGTTGGATGAAGATTTTCCTCAGGCTTTAGATAACCAGATTAATGAGTTAAGGGAAATTGAGCAGCAAGCTGTTAAAGAGGTTAAGCGTGCTCAGTCTGCGCAAGATGATTTTTTTGTTAAAGCATCTGCGGCAGAAGAGGCTTACAACAAAGCCATACTTGATGTTGAAGAAGTAGATGAGTTAATTGCTTCTGTTAGGGCGCAGCGAGAAACTGCTGAGTTGTCGGGTAACGCTGCTCAACTTGAAAAGTTGGAGCTTGAGCGTATTCGTTTAATGGAAAAGCGAGATTTGTTAGCTGTCGAAAATAGTTCTGGTATAGGTATCAAGGGAACTGATTCGCCTGCATCTACCGCTTACGGCATTGTTGCTTCTTCTACTGCTCAAAGATTGTTTTTAGAGAACGCTTTACAAAACAGTGTTGGTGGAGCGGAATCTTTTAACGCTTTAGTTCGCGATTTGGGTTCTGTAAATGTTTCTAGTTTGGAAACAGAACTTGCCCGTTTAGTTGATGAAGGAGCAGAGTTTTTATCTGTAGGTCCACAAGGACAATATTTGTGGACTGGCCCTGATGGGGTCGCTCGTGACGTTGAACGTATTTTCTTGTCGTTAGATGGGATTTTAGGCAAGCAAGACGCCGATGGAATCGGAGTTTGGCTTGGCGTTGAAAGAGAAATTGATCCTGACGTTTTCACGGCTGCTGGTGGCGGTAATCCTCTTCAGAAAATAGATTGGGCATTAAAGAAAATTGATTCTGAGTCTGCTCGTGCAACTAATTTTTTGGATTCTTTAGATCTTCCTAATGCTGAAGGATTTGTTAAACCTGGCCCCGATGAAGTGATTGCGGCAAAGCAAACGATTTTGGACAAGGTGCGTCCCGAGAAGGGCGCTAGTTTAAGTTCTGTTATAGAAGCAGATGATGTTCAAGAGGCTTTGTCTGTTTATTTTGCTGGTCACAATTTGCCTTCTGTTTCGTCTATTGGTGGTGGACAGCAACTGGACGAAGTTTTAGATCAGGTTGATAAAACTCTTCTTCAAGAGTTGGGTGATGTTAATGCTCAAATAGATGAATTAATAAATGCTTCTGAAGCTGAAGGAGTTCCTCTTCGCATTAAATATCAATGGAATGGGGAAGAGAAGTCCTTAGGTATTAGAGATTACGTTTATTTAAAGCAGATACGCCAACAGATGGACGACGTGCGTCATTCTGCGCAACTTCCTGTTGGCACAGTCAGAACTTCTGTTGATGACATCATAGAAAATGGTGTTCCGACGGGTGAAATAGCGTTTAACGGAGATGTTTACGATTTCAATGGACAAAAGTTTGTTGTAAAACAACAAGTTGGCAATAGAGAAGCCGCTAGTGAAGTTTTGTCTAATGCTTTATATAGGCAGTTGGGTTTGGGTGCCCCTGACACGTATGTCAGTACGAGTGCTTTGAACGGGGTTCATACTGTTTCTCCGTTGATGGACAATGTGGCTACGGTGACCCAACGGGCTGCGGCACAAGAAACTAATCCTTTAGATCTTTATGTGTGGACCGATCAGTATGGTCGAAATCAAATAACCACAATAGATCAAATTCCCAGTGGCGTATTATCCAGCCCAATGGGTGAACAGGTATTTAGGGGTTTTGTTGCTGATGCTTTCTTGGCTAATTCTAATGTTGCAAATGGTTTGTCATTAAGAACTCAAGTTGGTGCTAATCAAGTATTCACTCGCCTTGATTCTTCTCAATCTTTTTTCAATGGTCCTGATGGCTTGTTGAAAGATGTTGTTGATCCTGAATGGTCTTTTAGTGATGTAAGCGAATTTAATTCTTTAAGAAATGATCCTACCTATGGTCCTTTCTTTTCTCAGGCTGAGGAAAGTGGTTTAAATGTTGCTGGACTTGTGTCACAACAAGTAGGTGATCTTCTTGATTTGCGGGCACAATTTGGTGGGTTTGAGGGGTTTGTGCGTAGATCTGTTCCTGGTCTTTCCCCTGAGGAAGCTAGAGAGTTTGTTGAGTTTTTGGAAGTACGTGCAACGAAATTGGCTGAAAGCTCAAACATTCCTTACCACGAAGTGGGTTCGGATGATTTGATTCGTCAGGGATTAAAGAGTCGAGGTCTTACCCAAAATCAGGTTGAAGCTGTTTTTGATGCTGGCGAAGGAATGCAAATTTTGTTGGGCCATGAGGCTCGCCAAAGTGGCACGCATTTAAATCTTTTTCAAGAGGCAAACAATCTTGATATTTCTTTAATCTATGGCGATACGTTTGCTGGTTTGAATGCTGTTCCTGGTGGGTTTAGTTTTGCTGGTGGCGAAGATGCTTTCAATATTCTTTTGGATTTGCCGCAAGGAGCAAACAGTTTAAAGGTGTACGGGTTGATGCCGCAGGCATCGCAAGTGCAAGCTGCTGAGTTGGCTATTCAAATGGCTCAGTCAAGTGATCCTAGAGTTTTGGCTAGGAATTCTGAAGAGTTAGCAAATATGGTTCCTGGTGGTGGTCCTAAGGGACCAGGAACTGAAATGTATGGGCGAAGCGACATTTCTGCTGAACAGCTTGCCTTTTTTGAATATGACGGTAGACGGTGGGCCAGTACTGAACAACGTATGGATCAGTTCGGTAGGGTTTACGAAGCTGATCCTGATTTCTTTAATGAGATTCTAAATATTGTTGAACGTAACATTAAAAGAAACGAACAATTTAGAACTCCTGGGTCAGATGCGGGCGTTTTGCAGCAGCTTGATTTATTGCGTTGGGTTCGAGATATCGGAGAAATTGATGTTTCTGGTTCTTTTCCTGATGTTGAACTTTTTCAAAAATTTAAAGGGTTAAGTTTTCAAGAGCGTTTACAGTTTGCTGCTTGGCACGCTTACGCAAAAGATGTTGGGGTTATTTCAAGTAGACGAAGCAGAGAAATTCTGTCTTTAAACGGAGATTTTGTTTCTTCTTTCCGTGAATATGTAGCGCTTACAGATGAAACTTTGAATCCCAATGGGTGGATTGATGAGACTTTAAAAGCTCGTGGCGCTGCTCAACAATGGTTAGGAACTTCTAACACTCTTAATGCTACGACAGGACTTGATTCTGAATTTAGTAAAGCGTTGAATGCTGCATCGGGGCCAGGAAGTCGTAGCGCTGTAGCTGAAAAGTTGTATCACCAAAGTCCTGCTTTTACTAGACGAGAATTAAAGGGTGATCGTTTAGCTAAAAAGTATTATCAGATTTATCAGCGGTCTTTGAGCGCTGATGGTTATAGTGCAGCTTTTTGGTTAAACAATGAACCTATAAATATGCAGGCGTTTGATGCTTCGGGTAACGCTGTTTCGGGTATCGAAAGCGCTAAGTTCCCTAATGCTTACGAAGGCAGAAGTATTGCTACTGAGTTAAACAACTGGCCTAACTTTATGTTGACTAATCCTGCGGCTGCTCGGCCCGCGGATGTGTTGTCGACTTCCCAAAATTTGCCTGATGTGGCTCGCAACATTCTTACGCCTGGGGAACCTCCAGTTTGGCAATCCTCCATGCGGGCAACCTTTGACGATGCTGCGTTGCAGCAAAGTCAAATTGCCGAATTTAACGCTCTCCCTGATGAGACTTTGATTAAGGTTTTTCATGGCACAACTCCAGAAAACGCTGCTGCTATCAGGGAAACGGGTGTTGCTGGTTACAGTCCAAGTGGGGATCTTACAAACGCAGAACGAGGATTGTTTATAGCTCCGACCCAAGCAGATGCAGCCCGTTATGGTGATGAAGTAGTTGAGCTAATAATTCGTAAAGGAGATATGCGGATTCCCGAATTGGGAGGAGGCACGGATGTAGGAGTAGCATTTTTTAATACTTCTGGAGGGACTTTTATTCCTGAAGGTACGATGTTCCCTGAGAACATTGTTGCTCCTGAGGGGTTTCAACGTGCGGGAGGGTTTGAAACACTAGAGGAAGCGCTAGCTGCTGGGTTTACCGAATCTCAGTTCAATGCTTCTAGGGCTGTGCGTAAATCATTTGAGGACGGTGGTTCTCGCATGGTTGACCCTGTTGATTTTATGAACGCTTTTGAAGCTAATTCTTTGGATCGTTTGAACGGTGTTGCGGCTGAGTTTTTGCAACGTGTGGGTGTAAGCGCTGATGACATTGGTGACCCATTAGAAAGTCTTTATACAGCTAGGGCTGCTTTAATTGAAAACAGGGAAGTTCTTCTTAACCAGTTTGAATCTTCGGTTGAGGAACTTGGACAAGCTATCGGTTCTTCTTTAGATGAAGCGGTTGATTTAACTCGTTGGCGTGAACATAACTATTTGGGTTTAAGGACTGAAAAACCTGGAAGTTTGGAAGGTGCTTTAGAAGAGTTGTCGGCAGCGTCGAGAGATGTAGATGATGTTCAAGCCGCAGCTTTGAAAGCCAAAGAGAAAAAAGATTATTTAGTTGCTAAAGAAACTCAGGTTGCTGAGGCTTTAAAAAATGTTGAGTTGGTGAAGCCTTACTATGAGCAGGCGGCACGAGTTGGGTCTGCTTCTGTTGATGATTTCAGGAATCTTGAAACTTCAGTCAAGATGCTTATTGAAGCTGATGACCAAGCCATGCGAATGGCTTTAGATGATTTTGTAGAAGGTGTAGACGACTGGGATCAGTTGCTTGATCCCACAAGTGCTAGAGGTTGGAACGATACGCCCATCCATAGGATGGGGAATCGTGTCCAAATTTTGGATGATGCGTTTAGAAACTCTTGGAAGCCGATAGGCAATAATCTTCAAGGGCCAGAAGCCATTGTTGATTCGATGATGGCTAGTGAGCGGTGGGTTACCCGTGGTGGTGCTGCTGGTTTCTGGCGGGGTTACGACAAGATCCACAATTTGTTGCGCGCATACATGATTGCGAAGCCTGGGTTTCATGGCAGGAACTTTATTTCTGGTGCGTTTATGAATCATTTGGCGGGTGTGAATCCGTTTAGTTATGGTCGGTTCACTAAGGCGTATTGGAAGTATCAGGAAGAAGAGGCTTTGCGTCTTGGTTTGCCTGATACTGCTAGCAAGATACGTAAAGCTATGCGGGGTAGAGGTTTAAGGAATGTTGATCCGCAGCATGTTCAGTATGTCCGTGAGTTGGATCGTGCTGGGGCTTTGGGGTCTGCTGGTGGTCAGGTTGCTTCTGAGTTTGTTGAGGGCAATATTCGTGTGGGTGGCCGTAGGGTAGCTCTTTCGAGAATTAATCCTGCTTCTCCTAACAATATTGTTTTGGATAAGTCTAGGAATATTGGTATGGCTACGGAAACTCTTTTGCGTGGCACATTGGGATTTGATGTGTTGATGAAAGAGGGTACGTCTGGTCAGGCTTTTGACGACATAATGAAGTTCCATTTTGATTATTCTGATTTGTCTGATTTTGAACGGAATGTTGTTAAGAAGGTTGTTCCGTTTTATACGTGGACTCGTAAGAATTTGCCGTTGATGCTGGAAATGGGTTTGCGTAAGCCAGCGGTGTTTAACAGGTATAACTCAGCTAAGAAAGAAATGGAACAGGGGTTGGAGAAACCTGAAGAGGTGCCTGATTGGATGGTTCGTGGTGGTGCTATTCAGACTCCGTGGAAGTATGACGGGGAGAGTATGTTTATTCTTCCTGATTTGCCGTTTAAAGCTCCGTTGGAACTTATTGATCCTGTGTTCAAACTTGATCCAAGTATGGGTCTTGGGGATCGGGTGCAACAAGCGGTTCAAGTGTGGGGGTCGCAGGTAACTCCTCTTATTAAAGCTCCGTATGAGTGGCAAACAAAAACTAATTTGTGGAAGGGCTACAAATTTAAAGACGAATATGAACGTATCCCTTCTGCTTACACCGCTATTCCTGGTGTTATGAAAGCTATGGAGTTAAGTGGTGCAACAACAATTACAAAAGATGGTGCTGGTAATTGGGTGATGAAGGATTATGAGCTTCACGCTATGGCCCAGTTGTTGCCTACGTTTATGGATATAAGACGCATATTTCCTACTGAGGATCGTTTCCAGCAAAGAAAACTTTCTAATTGGATTTCTTATTTTTCGGGTATTGGGTTACGTACTAATACTTTGTGGGAACAGGAGCGTTCTCGTTTTTCTAGGGAGATGGAAGCACGAGATAAAGATGAAGAATTGCGGCGGTTGAGAAGTAGTATCGACGGGTAGGGACGAACTACCCTATAGTCATGCAGTTCATTTCCCGTGACGAGTGGGGGGCCATTGACTCTGGTAAGAGGTTAAGCGAATTTCGCCGTGTCCCCATAGGTGTAATTGTTCATCATACGACTGGTTCTGCGACATCCCCTTGGGATCGCATCCGTCAGCATGACAAGTATCACGTTAAGACTCGGGGCTGGCGTTCTATCGCTTACAACTGGTTGGTTTCTGGTGAGACTGGCGAGATCTTTGAGGGTCGTGGTTGGAAGCAAGGTGCAGCTACGAAAGGGCAGAACTCTAAAACCACTTCCATTTCCTATATTGGTTCGGGTGACGATCTAACTGAAACAGGGAAGGAGGCGATCCTTACCGTCGTAGAGGCAATGCGGAAAGAGTATGGCGACCATTTGTGGGTCAAATGTCATAGAGATTTCGGCACCACATATTGCCCTGGTGACGGTTTAGCTGACTGGATTCATTCTGGGATGCCGATGACGGATACGCCTACTGCTCTTGATTGGGATGTTCGGTTGGAAGAGATGGAGTCTTTGGGGGTGGATTTCCGTCGTAAACCTTTGCATCGTGGGTCTAGGGGTAGGAACGTGGCTACTTTGCAGGCACGTTTGAATGAACGCATTAATGCACAGCTTGTGGTAGACGGCATTTTCGGTCGAGCGACCCAGAAGGCTTTACGGGAATTTCAGGCTAATTTCCCGATTCGGCGGGACGGTGTTTGCGGGGCTGTAACGTGGCGGTACCTTTGGTCTGTCTAAGGAGATATTTTGTTTAATTTAGATTTTTTGAAAGATTGTTCTGAGCGTGGTTTGGCTACGTTTTGTCAAGCGTTTGCGGCTGCTATGGCTGTTCCTGGGCCTGATTGGTTTGACTCGTTGAAGATAGCTGGTGCAGCTTTTGTGGTGTGTGTGGCGAAGGCTGTTGCGGCTACTCGTGTCGGGGATTCCCGTTCAGGTTCGCTGGTCGGCTGACGTGTCGGCTGAGGAAGAGCAAGCCGACTGGGATGAGTGGAACGAAGAGTACGGCTATCTTGCCTCAGAAATTTATACTGACATAAAGAACACTTCTCATATGTTGGATGTGTCTGACGGGAATCATGCCAAGTGGCATGATGACTCGTTGGCTGTAATGATTGTGTTGCCATTTGAACATGCGATGGCGTTCTCTGCTGAGTCGTTAATGAACGACTTTGAGAACAGCCCTTTGCATAGTCATGTGTTCGCAATTATCAGTGGCCTGATCCTTGCGTCTGCTGACGTTATGGATGATTCAGACTATGAAATAGATGAGTAGAAAAGTTAAATGATCTCTAACTATTTGGTGTTTATTTAACGCCCGTTTAAGTTTCCTTAAGATGTAGTCACGTTTACGTGCCACTGTTGTCTTGGGTAGCTGAGTTAGTCGTTCGACTTGTCTGAGGCTGAGGCGTTCAAATAACAGAGCGTTTAGTAACCAGATCTCTTCCTCGTCTAGTTCATCGAAGGCGTCCAGCACAGCTTCTTGTAGCTGTATGCGTTCTTCTTGTGATTCTTCTAGGGCTGCGTGTGGTTCTGCTTCTTGAAGGATTTCTATTTCAGTTTGTTTTTGTTTCGGATTCCCTTGTGCTTTCCATGAAAGATCAAGAGGATCAAAGGGAAATTCCTTCTTGACCATACACCCATGCTACGTCTGCTGGGATGGCGTAGTATTCCTTACCTTCTGGAAAAACTTTTATTTTAGATTGAAGGCATAAGTCTCTGACTGTATGAAATCTGAGGAACGTGTGACGTTCAAAGAAAGAGTCGTACAGGAACAGTACAACTTCCATTTGTTCATGCCACCAAGCCAATGAATTGAGTTTGTCTAGTTTCATGTGGACTTCTTGGCTGCGTCCGAAACCTTGAACTTCGACTAAATACTTTTCGGTGAGGTAGTCGGGTGTGTAACAGATTTGTGTGGGTACTTTATCTAGTCTGAATGGTGGTCTGTTGAGGCCGTACCGTGCGTATGGCCACGGTGCTGCCTCTTCAAATTTGCCTTCGGCTAGGTCACCCATTTTGTTGAGGCGTTCAGAGAAATCCAGGTCTTGAAATTTCATATTTTCTCTGCTTCTATCCAAACTACATCTCTGTCATTTAAGATGACGCCTGCTTTTTGTAGCCCGTCGGCAGCTAGTTTGACGTAGTTGTCTAGGTCGCCTCTGAGTTTGGGTTTCTCCCAGTCGGGGAGGGGTGTTATTTGTGCGATTGTTTCTTCATTGTTGAAGAACAATCGCAGCTTGACTGGCCCATCGAACACAGGGAAGTCGTCGCCTACAGCTTCTACGATTCGGTTTTCTGCTTCGACTGTTTCTTTGGGTGTGTAGGCACGTCCGTTACGTGTCATTCGTGGACGGCCCTTTGTTCGGGGTCGTCCTTCTATGACTATTTCATACGTGTCTGGTTGCTCTTTTTTGGGCATCGTCTACCAGCCGTTCCATTTGTCGGTCGCCGTCGCGACGGCCCATGAATTTCGGGCCTTCGGAATACCATTTACCTAGTTGTGAATCTAGGTCGTTGGTCCATGACATGACATCACTTCGATCAAACCCTGATTCAAACATGGCTCGGGCGAAACGGTTTAAGAATCCGTGTCGTCCTCGCCCTGCTCCGTGTTGCCTGTAATAGTCCACTGGCCCGTTACGGTACATCATTAACGCCAAACCTCGTAGGCGTGAACCATCTATTCGCATGAGTGGTTCTTTGCTGTAATCTCGTGGGGGTGGAAGATCAGGTTCGGGATCTTGGTATAGCTCTGCTGCTCTTTCTAAATCTGCTAGTGGCGTTCGTTCTGCTTCGGCTTCTATTATGAAATCCCAAATGTCGTAGGTTTCTCCTGTTTCTGGATTGACCATGACTTGGCGACCGTAGGGTCGTTCTCCTCCGTATGGGAGGCGTATGTAATTTCCTGGTGGGCCGTCTAGTGAATCTGATTTAGGATATACAGCGTCGTAGTCTCCGCCTGCTAGTTGCATCACTGCTTGTAGGGCTTTGCGCATTAGAGGAACGGGTACCCATTCTTCTGTGAATAGCCATACGTGGTATCCCTTGCTTCGGGATCGTTCCAGCCATGCTGTGATCCCTAGAGCAGAGAATAAAGTGATTGCGTTTTTAGCAATAATTTCTGAGTCGATGTCGCCTTCGTCTATGTCGATGGCTCCCCAAGTACACATCCATAGTTCTGGACGCATGTCAGGGTAGACGGGTCTGGCACCTGAGCCTGAGTCCGACTGTATGAACCCTGCTGGACCGCTATCTGCTTTAAGGGGGTCATAGACCATCGGATAGATTCCGATCATCTCAGAGCCTTCTAGGTGTCGTTCGAGCAGTTCCGTTGACACAGGCACCCATCGGCAACCGCCTGCGTCTGTTCCATACGCATACGGAAAGCCCTGAAAGACAATTCCAAATACTTTTGCTGCTGCGCTATCCATCTAACGTGCCTTGTTCCCACGTAACTCCTGGCTCCAGAATACGTCCACTGGTATCTATGGTGAGGTTTACCTCAGCCTTTTCCCCATCCCCAGCCTTGTTTTTCCACAGGCCAGCAGAAACTTCGTCCTCATAATGGGCACGAGTTTCCTCATCTAGGTTGGTGTCATCCCACCTACGCCACGTTTCAATTAAGAAATGGCTTTCACTTGTGGATGCGTACCTGCCAGCTTCGATACCGCCAGCTTTGCCACGGTTACCTGTACCTCTGCCTGACTGGTGGATAATGATTCCCACCAGACGCCAGTCAGATACCAGTTGCTTAAACGATTCAATCTTCGCTTGGACGCTAGCTGCGTCACCAGCTTCGCCGCCTCGTATCAGTTCAAGGAAATCGTAAACCAAAACTTCTGGTCGTTTGCCTCCCCACAGAGTGGTGGATGCAATCCGTAACGCTTTGTCTAGGTCATCGACACTCATGCCAGTGGATTCAAAATGCAAGTTAGTTTCATCTTGCATGATTTGTTCCACCCGTTCCCACGCCGTC